ATGTCACGCCACAAATCCCCCTGCTATACTCCCATCATCACCCACCACTCCGAAACCAACATGCACAACATCGCCAGCCTCACCCAAGAAGAAAAAGACAAAATTAATGCCGATTTAGCCGCATCCGGTATCGCGTATAAAGAAAGACTCGGACTGCCGTATGATCTGTACGAAACAGAAAACCAGCAGCCCGAGCATTTACGCCCGTACTTCAGAGAGAGACTGGAGCACTACAGGGAGATCGGGAAAAGGTTTCCGCGCGGGTTCGAGTATGAGAAGAACTAATTATTTTCCTGCGCTTCACGCTCTGCCTGCTCGCGCTCCATCTGTTCAGCCAGTTCACGCTGCTTCACATTCCACACAGAGCCCTGCGGCATTTCCACACGAACATCGAGGCGGGTGGATTCCGGCAGATCACACGGTTCGCCGTCCTGATAGAAAATGCGCTCACCTTCCGGAGTGATGTCTTTCAGCCGCCAGTTCTGGAAACGTTCCGGCAAATGCGCATGCTGCCGGTGACAGGTTTCGATGATGATACTGCCGTCTTCCAGTACGCGGTCATCGACATAAATCAACTCAAGGCCGTTATTGTCTTTCGGTACCGAAATACCACCGTTTACACCCCAGGCACCATCTGAGTTATAACCGAGAATACCGGTAATGTGATATTGGCCGGTGCCGGTGTGGCGGACTTCTGCGCCTTCGGATTCGTCGTTGGTTTCATAATGGCCATCCGGATGGATTTCAATGACTGGTGACGCTTTTTTTATGAAACCATTCGTATCCGTTTTCGTGTTTGAGGAACTCCAAAAGGTTCCCGACCCTGTTGGCACGGTTTGACTGGTCTGATAGTCACCATCAGGCTCATCCCGGCTATATAGTGTGATAACCCCACTTTTAGTTCGATATACCCTTAATCTATTCCCTGCCCCGTTAATTGAACCATTACCGGAAGAATCAACCCCTCCCACATCTGTGTGATTGTAATAGCGAACAACGTCACCATATTCGTAACCTGCACCAAGTTTTGCCGCATCACCGATATCGCTAATATTTACTTTCTTGCCCAGCGCATCACTGATCGCTTTCTCATGTGGGGTTTTTGTCGTTGATGTACCGACTGATGCTGAAAGCTGAACAACCCCCTTTGCTGCAGTTGTGGCATCACCGGGTTTTGCTGCATTGATTGCTTTAACCGTTCCATCCTGGCTCATAACATCCGTTTTTGAATCACCGGGTCCCTGAACCACTTTCGGTATTTTGCTGATAGCGTCATTCAGCGCCTTAATACTATCAAGTGTCACCTTCTGGCCGTTTGGTAACTCAATTTCCACCTGGCCGGTGTCTGTCATCCACTGCTGCATGGCCTGGAGAAAGTAAACGATATAGCCCTGGTTCGCTGACATGGTTCGGGCCGCATCTGAAATGGTATCCGGTACCGTGGTGGCGATGGAGTATTTCGCGCCGCTGAGTGTTACCGGGGCATTGAATGACAACACCAGCTCAGTATCACTGTTTACCGCGCGGATCATCATGTTGACCGGTGCTGCGCCGTTCTCGATGCTGATAAGCTGGCCGGGAGCTACACCGTGAATGTTCTTTTTCCACTGCGTTCCGGTACCGGTCACAATCGGTGAACCGGCTTTAATGGCTATAGTGCCGTCGGTGTAAATCATTGGGTTTCCTTAAATTTCAGACGAAAAAAAACCGCCGGAGCGGTTGATTGGATGATTGTTAAATGTATTCCCTGGTGTCTATATAAAAATACTGACTGCCAATATTTGTAGACGACATTTGCCCGGCAACAATCATTGAATTCCATATCGCTTTGTTGCCAGCGCCACACCCGGTAATTCTTACCGTTTTACCTCCGTGATCATCCTGAAGACCAAGAATACCAAGTGTTGATATTAAAACTGCACACGGAACTCCGGTGTCTGCCTGACCAGACTGAGAATTAAAATTATTTCCCGTCAGTATCCGCAGTGGCCTTTGACTGGATGCGTGCGTCAGTAAGCCATTATTATAAATACGTATCCCCCATTTTTGAGGGAAGACAGAAACGTAATAAGATGATTTTACAAAAATATAAATATCAAACGGCATACCGGGATCGCCTTTAAGATCGACGCACCAGTAATTATTCACCACAGTAACGTCACACAATCCGTTCAGAGATACTCCGGTAAAGCTCACCGCACGGATAAAAATAAGCGGCGTGGATTGCTCTGTTCTCAGAAACAGCCGGGTAACCCCCGGGGTTATTCTCATTCTTTTATAAAAAACGGAGGATTCATAGGGTGAGAGTATTTCCTCCGTTCCGTTGTTATAAACCTGTGCGCCATATCTCATGTGATCATCACCATTATTACTACATTAGCATTATTTCCACATTTCCAACTGACAGTATTACCATTTGTATTAATAAGTGTACCGGTTATGCTGGGATTAATATTAATTGCGGAAACTGATAATGTTTTTCCTTGAGGGATATTTGAATAAGTTCGGGATCCGTCACTCGTCACACTAAACTGATCGAGAACAAAACTTGTCCCAGTGACTTTTATAGGCTTCCCGTCAGTATCATATATTTCTATTCCCCATGACATGAAAATCCCTCAATATATTCCGGTCTTACCCACCCACCATTAATTTTAAATCCAAGCTGAGGAACCTGATGATAAAGATCTCCCCGTCTGGTCTGTCGGCGCTGATCAAATTTAACGAGCACATCATTACCCATGCCTGGTGTTTTAATACTGTAAACCCCCGTACAGTTTACTTTTTCGTAACTGGTTGCACACCCGGATACCATTATTGCAGTTATAATCACTATTAATTTTTTCATTATTAACCTCCGAGATAACCAATTTTCACAGCTAATTTCCCATTTTCGTCATACACAATTATCTGATTATTTTTAATAACCATTCGACCAGTGTTCCCCCCTGAATCAACATCCAGCGTTCCGCGAAATATTGCGCTGTTAAACTCAGCATTTCCACCCTTGGCATCAATCAGGAATCCGGATTTACCCGGCTCATAGTTCTCCGACTGCATTTTGTCAGTGACAACCACACTGTTAAGCCATGCCTGATTAATGAACGCCTCACGCATAAAGACCTGTCCGTCCTTCATGTACATGAACATGTCCATCGATTTTTTCACCGGATTATAAAACGCAAACTGCTGCGCATTAAACCCGATCAGCGTGTTCACCTCCCCGCCTTTCAGTTCGGCCCCGATTACCATGCCGGCGGAATAGTCCTCACCCTCATAACGGATCCGGACTTTCATATCGTGGACCACCGATGCCTGACCAGATGCCATATCCCACTGTGCGCGGATGGAGTTCTGCGCCAGCGCCAGACCGTCTTCAGCTTTAACCTGTACCGCGTCCAGTTTCTCTGCAAGTGCAGTTGTTTCCGTGACCATGTAGTTGCGGACTTCGATAATTTCTGCTTTCATCGCGCCGTTTTCGCGCTGCCAGTAGCCCCACTGGCCGTAAGCGTTGTTGGCGTTGTTGATGATGGCCTCAAAATTATCATCCGCCTGCGACTGCAGGTCTTTGATGATTTGTGAGTCACCCAGCCCGGCGGCCACCTCATCAATAATGGTCGATGCATCAAACTCGGCCACACCGCGCACAAATTCAGTCCACGGGGACTGGTTACCGGTTTTATCCACCAGGCGGGCGCGGAAATAAAACGCGGTACCGGCAGCCAGACCGGCCAGTTCATGAGAGCGGGACGGGTACGGCACATCGGCCAGCAGCAACAGGTTCTGCCCGTCATTGGTTTTGCTGTACTGAATTTCGGTTTTCAGGGTGTCTTCGGTGAATTTCCCGAATTCCCAGTTCAGTTTGATCCCGAATACCAGCGTGGACGCACGGAAGTTCAGCGGCATCGGCGGATCCCCCACCTTACCGGTCAGCCGGGTTTCCTCTGAATATCCCCAACCGCTGGAGATTTCCGCCGCGTTAATCGCCCTGACCCGCACCAGGTAGCGGCCTGAATAGACCCCGGGCACGTCAAACGAAGTGGTGGCATTACGCGGCACGTTGATCCAGTTGCCATCGTCACGCCGCCACTGTGCCTCATAAGCAATCGCATTCTCTGCCGGTGACCAGGTAACCTGCATGGTTTCGATGCTGATCCCCTGATTCACCACAGAGTAAGAGCTGATGGTGATATCTTTCGGCGGGAACTGGTTGCCGGGCGGAATAACACTAATCGGACGTTCATCGAGTACCGCGCCGGTATCTATCCGGTCGTATTTGTCCGGATCATGCATAGCCGCGGATATCGTGAACGTGCCGTCGTCATTTTCAGTCACGCTCACCACCCGGTACTGCTGGGCGTACAGCTCATCTGATTCCGTTACCCAGATACATTCCGGCTCCGGCGTTTCACTGTATTCCGTGGTAACGGTTATAACGTTATCCGTGACCATCTGGATGGTGCGGGCCTGTGATTTACCGGACGGCAGGTTCAGCATCAGCCGATCGCCCGCCGTGGCATCCGGCTTGCGGTCAAGTGTGATACTCCGGCCATTCACCGCACTGACGCGGCCGCCGGTCACTTTCCCGGACAGGTTTTCATCCGCCACCGCAATGATATAGCCCGGCTGCGGGATATTACCGTCCAGCCCCACACCGAATGTCACCACCCGATCTTTGTTGTTGGTCAGAATGCCCCAGCGGCCTTTGCGGTTGGCCTCTGACTGGCGGGTACAACCGATCGCTGTCATTTCCAGCTGATTAAAGCCGAACCGGTAAACCAGCTCATTTTCAAACACCGGCTCCATCGCATCGGCATAGCCGTTCAGCGGATCCGAGTACGATACCAACGCAGAGGAATAACGGGCCTTACTGCTGCTGCCTGAATAGGTAAAACGACCGTCCAGCACGTTGGCTTTGGTATAGCTGTAATCAATATCCCGCGGCATATCCGCCAGGGTGATAATCTGGTTGCCGCCCCAGTAGGTCATTCCCCGGAAGATGGCAGCAAAATCCCGCAGCACGGTATAGGCTTCATTGCGATCCTGCACATACACATCACAGACATAACGCGGTTCGGTACTGCTGCCGCCCTTACCATCCGGCACCGGCTGATCACAATACTGCGCAACCCGGTACAACTCCCACTTATCGATATTCTGCATTTTGATGCGGTCGCCGAGGCCGAAGCGATCGGAAATCACGATATCGTAAAATATCCAGGCGGGGTTATTGGTCCACGCCCACTTAAACGAACCATCCCAGGTGCCGGAATACGTCCGGTGCTCCGGGTCATAGTTTGACGGTACTCGGATAATACGCATCTTTGGCTCACAGGTGACCTGCGGGATCGAGCCGTTAAACTGTTTTGAGTCAAACTCGATATACAGCAGCGCGGTGTGCGGATAGGTCAGCTTGGCATCAATCACCTCGGTGTAACTCTGCAACACCACGGTGTCACCGATTTTTGCGCTGTTGGCATCTGCTGTAACTTTCCGCACGCGCAGAGTCCAGGATGTGGCCGACTGTGGCAGATCAATACGATGGGTACGCTCATAACCCGAGGTGGTTTTACCCTTCACCCGGCCGTCCACAACGGTTTTCCAGCTGCCGCCGTCAGTCTGCAAATCAATGGCGTATTTCACCTCGTTACCGACCATGTCCCCGTTATCCTCCTGGCGGAACAGGGACGGCCATTTCAGGCGGACGCGGACAGCTGATAATTGCGGGTTGGTGAATGCGTGCGCCCACGGTGTGCTGCTCTGCACGGTAGTACCAACAGTGATTTCATTCTCCGCCGCCGGCATCCCCTGAATATAGGTTTGCGCCTGGGTGCCCGGGCGGTATTCCCACACCACGCCGGGGAAGTTTTCCGACCCGTCAGCGTTCAGCAGCGGCGTACCGTCCAGAAAGATATGCTTCCCGGTCAGCTCACCGGCAAATTCCCCTTCACCGAGGGCGATCAGCAATTTGGCTTTGGCAACGGACTGTAAATCGTCCGGCTGTTCGACGGGTGTGCGCGGGCTGCCGCCACCACCTTTGCGGCCTGTGATTTGTGTCATTGTGGGATTCCTGCTGAAAAACTGAGAAAGGATTACTGCTGATCTTCGACGTAAATTCCGGCAGAGATAACGGCCCCGCCGATACGGCGCTTACCGTAACCGATCGGTACCGGGTAGCCCTGGGAAACAGTGTTCGTCGGCGCGCCGAACGCATAGGACGGTTTATTTTCGCCCTGGTCTTTCATGGCGATCCCGTTTGGCTGCGGGGACAGCATCTGAATAATGCCACCCAATATCATGGATGCACCTGTCATGGCCATCCCTGTTTGCAGAGCTCCCCAGGCAGCCATTGATGCGCCGCCAGTCCAGAACGCAGCAGCCACCAGCACCGCGCCAAAAATAACCTGCAGCAATCCGCCGCTTTTGCTACCGATCACCACCGGCATAATCCGGATGACATCGTCAGTCACCGGAAAACCGAGGTCATCCACCCCGATATTTTTTTTTCCGCGAAATACCGCGTAAGTTAAACCGCGCGATTTGCTGGTATTCAGGAACTGTTCAAAGCCCGGAATAGTGCAGCACAATGCACGGACAGCTTCTGACGTGGTACAGACAAGCCGCTGGTGCGTTTTACCAAAAGTTTTGCCCAATACACCACCCAGCTCTATTTTTGCCATTATTTCCTGTGACATATTTACCCCATAAAAAAAACCCGCCGGAGCGGGTTATTGATATACCGAATATTACATTATTAGATCAATTAAATAATATGTATCTTTGGTTTCACTATATTTTACTTTTATTTTATAGTCTTCTCTTAACGTTGCACCAAAACTATTTTGTGCATCAACATAACCTGAGAATTCAAAAATACATCCATTATATTTAGTAACTGTAGTCTCAGTGACATGTGAAAATTTAGCGCTACTTGGTGATTTTAATTTTTCTTTGATAAATTTTTTAGCGGCTATGTATGCATAATCATCATCAGTACAAAAATCACGAATTGGTTCATCTGTTTTATCTCTTCCTGTACATGAGTATAGGAACAAACACAAAAATGCAATTCCAGCTATTAAGGCTACAGCCCCAACAAGTAATTCCCCAGAACCTTTACCATCGTTTATCACAACGTTATTAGTTGATATTTTTTGCTCATCTGAATTTTCAACAATATATGCTTCAGCATTATCCACCACGACATAATATTCATTTATACCATTATTGTTTATACTGTTTGTGAGCAATTTCTTTCCAATGCATTCATTAATTAGATTTTGAGCTTCATCTTGATTAATATTAAGGTAGTTGGCCACTGAGTCTACAGTAACACTATCATTAGCAAGTAGAAAATTAATAAGTATTTTGTGGTTATCGCTCACGTCATCACCAAATATTAAGAAATAAAAATAATGTTATATCCTTGCCTCGCTTATGTCATGAAAATTTTGTGTCTCAGTACCATAACTGTGCGATCGCGCCAGTAACCACCATACGGCACACGCTGGCTCAGATGTCCGTACAAGTGATGCAGGAGCATGTTGTCAGGCAATAAAATACCGGCATGATTGGCGACCGGCGCCTGTATCTGCATCACGATGACATCGCCGGGCTGCGGGTCGTCAACCTGAATAAATCCCGCCTCCTGCCAGTTATCTGTGTACCGGTTTTCGCCCTGCTCCCACCAGGGATAATCCACCCGGTAATCCGGCAGTTCAATGCCGCGTTCCTGCCGAAACCAGCTCATTACCAGCCCCCAGCAGTCCGTAAACCCGAGCACAAACGGCCGACCAAGTAATGGCAGCTCGCCGCGCGGCTGAACAGTCCGCAGATCCCCCTCCGGCCAGCTGACGATGTACCACGGCACGCCAAGGGCATCACACTGTGCTTTATCCAGTTCTGACGGCTGGGTGGTGGCATCCGGGTGACTGTGTACAATACCGGTCACCGTACCCCAATCCTCAGCAACGGCGTAATCCTCCGGCGATAACACGAAGTGTTCTTCCGGTGTGACCGCAATATTACGACAGGGAAAGTATTTCACCACCCGGGATTTTTGCGCGATCACCCCGCAGCACTCGCGGGGGTATTCACGTTCTGCGTGTGCAAAAATGGCCGCCTGAATGTTTTTACGCATCGTTATTTCCTCAGCAATGAGGTTCCCGGAAAGCCGCCGAACGGGATCGGATTATTTTTCCCGAAACGGGGAAAGCAACCGGTATTCAGCATGCCGCTGCACTGATCCTGTGCCGGGTCATCCACGCGGTTGCCGTGTTTGTCAAAATACCCGTTCTGCCCGGCATAATCACAGCCGTCACCGGATTTGTATTTGCCTCGTATGCACCAGGTACACATTGCATGCAGTTGCCGCGTCGGGATCAGTACCCCCTGCAAATCCATCGGACTGGCTAAATCAAACTCGATAACCTCATTGGTTTCCGATGATTTGCTGTCGATATAAAAGACCGAGACTTTTTCCTGTGTCGGATCTGCTGACGGATTGCCGTCCGGGAAATTATCAGCATCCAGATAGTGCGCCAGAGTATCGTGTATCGTGACTTTAGCCTTCAGCATGTCATCGTATGCCAGGCAGAGCGCGGTGATTGACCCATCGAGGTTTGCCACCGATAACTTCGGCTGCGCACCGGATCCGGTTGTTGAAGCTTCCAGACCCTCGATCTGCACCGGCCAGGCACTGTACTCTTCACCCTGCCACCAGATTGATTTCGCCGGTAACTTTTCCGGATCCCCACCGGCTGCTGCAATTTCTGCCTCAGTATGAGGAATATTGTATGCATGGAACCGCAAAATATCCGGTGCACCGAACGCGGTACCGTCAACCTCAAAAAGCCGGACGGCATTACCCGGTTCCAGCTTCTGGTAATCGCTTGTGATCATGGTTTAAAGGCCTGGGTAAAAGTGAGAGAAAGTGAATAGTTGTCACCACCGAGCGGGGTGAGTTTCGGATCGTCACAGCGATACAATCCGGTATCTTCCAGCGGCGGCTTCCACTGAAATGCCCTGATGCCGCCGTGCCGGTCAATAAAATCACGGATTGGCCGAATATAACTTTCAGTTCCGGTAAAATTCAGTGACCATTTCTGACTGCGGGTGTTAATACCATCCCCGCAAACCTGTTCATAACCATCCCCGAATTTTGCTTTGCGGAGACGGAACAAAATATCACTCTGCGGATTCAGCCGCGGACTCCAGGTGAATACTTCTATCATCTGCCCCCCTTAACCAGATTCCAGACTGAACCAGATGGTCGCGTTTCCTTATCCATCAGTTTGCGAAAGCGCTGGTCGACAAATTGCCCCACTTCCCTGCCGAACTGCTCATAACCACCGGATGCCTGAACCTGCTGATTCCCTTCACCGTCAATATGGATATGGACCACTGGCGCGGCGGTATCGCCATTTCCGCCATACATTCTAACGCCGAGATTTCCGTCCGGTCCGCGCTTCAGCGGCATAATAGCTTCCGGTCCGGCTTCGCCCATCAGCCCGGCATTCGGTGCTCCGCCTTTGGCGAATGCGAACAGTGTCGGGCTGCTGACAACCTGATTACTGTACTGACTTAATCCCGGAGAATTATGTACCCCACCTTTGGCGTGTGGCATGACTGAAATGTTTTTTGGCGGCATCGGTACTGTAGATCCATTGGCAGTACCGCCACCAAACCCACCGAATAAACCGGTAATGGCATTTGTTATCTGCCCCTGAATCGCGATTTTAATCAGATCCTGAATGATGGATTCAGCCAGGGATGCAGAAAGCTCGCGCAGGCCTTCTGAAAATCCTTTTGTTCCTGTCAGCATTCCGGCCAGTGAACCCGCTGTTTTTTGCTCTACAGCATCAATAAGGTTAATCTGCATTCTCTGCCAGTTACCCTGAGCGGAATACAACTCCTTAGCCGCCTGAATCTGCGCCTCTTTTGATTTCTCGGATGCCTGTGCCACCAGCGCTTCATACCGCTCTTTGTTGATAACACCATCACGGTAATACGCCTGGTACAGTGCCTTTTGTTCTTCCAGTTGATTACGCAGCTGTACAACGTGATCAACCTCACCTGCGAGTGAGATATTCGGTAAGGCTAAATCTTTTGCCTGTTGTGACAACCGATCACGCTGGCTGGTTTGCGACAATTGCAATCTGGCTCTCTGATATTCCGACTCAGTAAGCAGCCTGGAACCAAATAATTCCTTCAGTTCCAGTGTAGCCTCGCGCTCCTGGCGAAGGATTTCTGCAGATGGTGAATATTTTTCTGCCAAAGCAACGCGCTGCCGCTGATGATTTTCGGCGCTGATCAGTGACAACCGGTTCATTTCTGCTTGTGACATACCCCCTGAGTGGTGTAGTTCTTTCAGCTTATCCAGCATATCTGATTCATTCAGGGTGATTTTTTGCAGGCTGGTTGCGTGTTCAGATTCGATCTGGCGGCGGAGTTGCTGGTACTGATTAAGCTCTTTTTTACCTGTTCTTGTTCCGGGTAGCTCATTAGTACCTGTTGATACGACAGGTTCTTCTTTCGGGGTTTCTTCTTTGGGTTTTACTTCAAACTGCCCTTCTGCCAGCGTACTTCGGGTGTTCTTTTGACCTTCCTGCATCCTTGAAATTGAAGTATTGGTATCCTCAAGCTGACTTAAGAGAGCGGTTTTCTCCTTTTCCATGTCCTTCGAGTTCCAAAAAAGGCTACCGAATGCACCTTTTTCACGCGACTTCGCAATGTTAATTGCTGTATCCGAATATCTCTCCAGCTGGCTTTCCAACTGTCTTTTTTCGGTATAAAGTTTTTCTAAATTCTCTTCATACTCATCAAGTTTCAGTTGCACTTTCACTTTAGAAAGCTTTTGCAGTTCCGCAACTGTCAGGACAGTTTCATCCTTAAGGCTTCGCAACCCTTCCCGTGCCTGAACGCTGTGATTGTACAAACCATATAGAGCAGATCCGGCAAGCAATGCTGCGCCCATTGGACCACCAAGCAGATTAAGGGCACCACGGGCACCTGCCCCGGCAACAGACAATGCGCGGGTAGATAAAGCCAGGCGGTTATTTGCCGCGTTGAGCTTATCCTTTGCGGCCGACTCCGCTAAATTTGCCTCTCTGATCCTTCTGCTTATGGCTGCATATTCTTTTTGATAACTGATATTTATGCCGTGCTGTCTGTTTATAACTGACTGTTGCGCCAGTTTCCTTGATTCAGCCTGAGCCTGTAACCGGCTTGCCTGAGCCGCTTCTATTGTTGCCTGTGCGGTTCTCTGTGTCTGGCGTGACGCCTCTCTGGCGGCAGCACCAGTCTGGTACCAGGCTTTAACCTGTCCCTGTAAACCCAGCGTCATTCTGGATGCCATGACCGGCAAAACGGCATATGTAACAATACTGGCTAATGTTGAGAAATTATCCGTCAGTCCATTCACAGCGGCGGTGACATTCTGAATACCTGACCTTATCGGACCGTCAGTGCTATGTCCTACAGAGAGCGCCAATCCCTCGAATGAGGTTGCCAGTAATTCCAGATCCCCGTTCAGGTTGTTTGCCCGGATGTTTGCCTGCTCATATGCGGTATCAGTCCCGGTCAGTGCCGCTGTGAGTTCTTTCAGTTTGTCCGTGTTTTCACGCAGGTTAACTGCCGCGCTGACGTTTGCCCTGCCGAAAAGCTTCACTGATGCTGTGGTTGAATAGTTCTTTTTGTCCAGGTTATCCAGTGCCGCACCCAAACCGACAACTGACGGCCGCAGGGATTTATCTGCCGAGCGTTCCAGCACAAGGATCACGTTACGCAGCATCCGCCCGGCTTCGGCACCTTTGATACCTTTGTCTGCCAGCACCTGAATAGCGGCGTTTAATTCTTCAAAGCTGATCCCAGCCTGTGCAGCCACGGTGCCTGAGGTTTTAACTGCCTGTGAAGTTTCGCTGATTTCTGACGCGCCGTATTTTGCCCCGGCGGCCAGAACGTTAATGTAACGCTCTGCTGATAATGCCGACGCCCCGTACTGGTTAAGGCTGAGAGACAGTGATTTGGCCGCATCAGCGAGGTCAATACCGGATGCCTGAGCCAGTGTGATAGATTTCGCGGTTACCTCTTCCAGTGCGCCGGCCGTTTTCAGCAACGCCGGTTTTGCAGAGGCCAGTAACTTCATTGCATCAGCAACTTTAGTGGCGCCAAATTCAGTGGTGCGCCCCATGCTGCGGGCGGCATCATCATAGCGCTTCATCTGTTCGGCAGATGCGCCGGTGATAGCACTGAGATCAGATAACGCCTGACTGTACTGGCGTGAAACAGACAGAATGCTGCCGATAGATAACCCGCCACCGGCCAGTAATGCCAGTTTACCGGCCACATTGGTGACGCTTTTGCTGATGCCGTTAAAACTATCCTCAACGCCTTTTGCGTCACGCTTTGCCTTATCAGAAAAGCGTTTGGTTTCACGCCCGGCGTGGTTCATTGCGTTGCTGATATTTGAACGGAAACTGGCATCGTTCAGCAGCAGGCCGACACGCAGATCTGCAAGGTTTGACATCTATCCTCCGATAATTTTCATGATATCAGCACATTGCTGTTCCACCGGTGACGGCGGCGTTTCCGGTGCTGACGGATTATCCTGTGAGGTATCCGCTGCTCCGGTCTGTTCTGCTTTCAGTGAGAAGTATGCCTGCCAGCCAAGAAGCGTGGATGCCGGCAGGCTGAGTACGCGGTAGGGGTCAATTTCTTTGAGCTCTTCCGCGAGTTGGTGAGCAAAGAAAAGCAACGGGCTGTCCGTCAGTTTTTTTTTGCCTCTTCAAGTGTACCGACAGAGTGGCGTTTCACGATATTAATGGCATCGATCAGAATGGCGTTGTCATGAACATTCACCATTTCATCAGCGGTCGGCAGCAGTGATTTATCAACCGGTTTGCCGCCGTCATCAACAATGCAGTTCAGCAGCATATCGACGTTCATCAGAGAAGCTTCGCGCACTTTACCGTCCATGTTCAGATCGGCGACTTCCTGCTCCAGGGTAATCAGCTCATTGGCGGTCATACGGCGGATATTTACCTTAACCCCGCAGAGGATTTCCACTTCACGGATTTCCGGCTTTGCCGCCAGCAGTGATGCTTTCAGGCCTTTCATTATTTCGTTGCTCCTTTGGTCTGCTCACCCGCAGCACCTGCAACACCCCATGTCAGGTTATTCTGTTTGCCTTTTACCGTGATCTGAATTGCTTCGTTTGCCGGGGCAGAAACGTCATTCATCTCCCAACCTGACAGCGATAACAGCATGGTTGCCGTGCGTTTGTTCGGCAGAGCAAAGTAAAATTGCACCGTTTCGCGTTTTTCCGCTGCGTTCAGGAACGCTGCGAAATCTTCATTTTCCGGGTCATCAATAAACCCCAGGGATTTCTCAGGCCCTTCCGGCAGGTCAGAAATAAACTGCTTGGATGTGTCGATCAGAGTGGTGACGTCCACAAAGCTGCCGGACTGCCCGGTAGCACCCAGCGCCTTACAGTTAATCAGTGGTTTCATTGCTTCCACGGTATCGCCGGGTTTCCCGTATTTCACCACGGTACCGGCGGGTAACTTCGCGTATTCCGGTGAGGTTTTATTGTCAGCCATAATTGCTCCTTAATACTCAGAGAGTGCATAGCGGATCTGCTGTGTCAGCACTTTCAGAACCGCGCGTTTGTTGTAATCCAGTGCCGGACGGATAAACGGTTTCGCTACCTGTTTCACTGTGCCGAACTCCTGTGCCCTGGCTTTCATGTAGTGGTCTTTTGCCGGGCCGACGGTGACCATCACACCACCGTTAGTGCCCTTAACTTCTGTTGTTCTCAGGGTGATATTTTCCCGCATATGCTTTCCTTTCCCCTTCGGGTCAAATCCGGCATGCTGCTCCATATCCTCTTTCACAACCTGCATTGCCTCACGGCCGGCAGAGCGTAGTATTTTGGTTTTCAGCGCAGTTTCCACCTGCTGTAACCGGCGGCCAAGCTCTTCCAGCCCCGAAACTTCGATTCTGGTTATCACACGGCATCCTCCGGATAAGTGATGATAAAATCCCGTATAACTGACCAGCGGACAGTGTTTTTTGTCAGCTCTTCCCGTTCCTGCTGAAAGCCACCACGCTGCACGGTCTGCACCGGGTAATTACCGATGTAACCATGCTGGATTGACTCCCAGGCATCACGGATGGCTTTATCCAGCAGCAGGGCTTTTTCGTAATCATTCAGCACGTGAATACTGATTTGAAAACGCGCCACAATAAGATGAGTGGTGACCATACCAGCGGAATACCGCGGATCACTGATACGCTGAAAGGTGATACCTTCCTGTGCATCTTTCGGTAATAACAGGGGAAAAACGGGCATTGCGGTGATAGCGGAAAGAGACGACTTAATGTCACTTTCGATCATGTCGTGTGTCTGCCTCCGTGGTAATAATCAGTTTCGCCGGGTCGTTACGGTCACAGGCACGGACGGTAAAAAACCGGCTTTGGTATTCAATCACCCAGTCGATTTGAATATCCGCGCGCGGCCGCGCAGTAAACTGCATGGTTTCGATGACCTGATCCTGCTCTGCCGTCCGGATTTTACGGTTGGATATCGCCTCGGCCTTGGCCCACACCGTGATGACTTTCGTCAGTTCGGTACGGGAATCACCAAGATCACCGAGCACAACCTCCGGCCGGTACAGGGTGATGCGTTTGTTGAGTTCTCCTGCCAGCATTATTTTTCCCTCATGGGTGAAAAACGATAATCACAGAGCAGGTCATAGAAGCCTTGCGGTAACTTTTTCAGTTCCCGGGTGTCATACCAGAAACCAACCACCAGCATCAGTGTCAGCCGGATAACTGGTGTGACATCCATTCCGTCCGGATCACAGCCGGGAACAGCATCGTCATACAATTTCCGGTTCAGGTAGTTTTCTGCTTTTTCTTTTGCCGCATCCAAATAGCCGAGCAGGAGCTGATCCTCTTCCTCAGTGTCAATGCGGCATTGCAGGCGCAGCTCTTCAATTGTCGGTAATGGCATGAAACCCCCAATAAAAAAGGCCGCTGAGCGACCTTGGGTTTATTTATTGCTTATTGTGCTATCTCAATTAATTTAACAGGTTTTTCACCTGCCTCATGACACCAGTTGTTATATTCACTGACAGCACGCATCAGCTCACCATCCGCAAGCCCAACTTTATCAACCAGGCTGGTTAGATTTTCAGCATCAAAAACAACAATTTCAGGCGGAACATGATTGGCGTTGCCTTTCTGATGAAGAGAGTAAACAGCCGCCCGCAGATCGCCTACCGCGCGAGCTCTTTCAATATGCATCACTTTGATTTTTTCAAGCAAAACCTTACAGCGGCCAATTGCTTCATAGTTTTTTTCTGTCATTGGTACCTCCGTTCAGAACGGTGATTTCATCTGTATAAAAAGGCGGCATTTCTGCCGCCGTGACTGATTACTTCGTACCGGCTGCGGCTTTCAGTAATTTTACTGCGTTACTGTCCACCATCATGCTGCCGACACGCTTCGTGGTATAGAAGTGCACAAACGGCTTGTTGGTGTACGGGTCGCGCAGCATGCGGATACCGATACGATCCAGGATGGTGTAGCAGCGCTTAAAATTACCGAATGCCAGCGGAACGGCACCGGCAGCCATATCAGCAAACTGCTCATTTTCCGCAATACCGTATCCCAGCAATGCAGACGGCTGACCCAGTTGCAGCCCCGGCTGCCACAGGTAGTTGCCCTGAGAATCTTTCAGAGTACGGACTTTGAATAACGTGCTGTTATTCATCATAAACTTAGCACCGTTACGGTATGGCTTGCGCAGGGTATAAACCAGCTGCATCACTTCATCAGCGGTCAGCTCGTCCGGTTTTTTCAGCAACAGGTGCTGCAACTTGCCCCAGTCGCGATCTTTATCGGATTTATCATCACTGCCGTAGGCCAGCAGCCCTTTCGGTTTTTTGCTGCCGTCGCCATTGGTGAATGCCGCTTCTTCCTGCTCTGCAAATTCAATGGCCAGCTCACCGGTAATAAACTGTTCAACGTTGAAAAAGGCATCATCCAGCATAGTTTGGGTCGCTGCCGGATTACCGTAAATTTCACCCCACACCGGTTCAACGGTACCGATTTTTGACGTGTTGGTTTCCGGACGGGCATCCGTTTCACCAACCCAGCCGCTGCCGGTACCACCTTTATTCACCAGACGTTTGTAGCTCGGAGTACCGACGGAAACAACATTACATTCCTGACGCATCACAACCTCATCGCGCAGCGCGGAAATAATGTTGCGATCCAGCTCTTCCGGTACCGCATAACCACCGTCAGGATCTGTGCCGGTCTGCATGGCTTTCTGCTCCAGTTCAGCCAGGCCATCGTCTTTACCCTTGCGGACAAAAAGCTCGAATGCGCTTTTGTGTTCGGCGACATCTTTGTTTGCCACACCGCCGCCCGGACGTTTCACTGCCGCCAGCTCTGCTTCCAGTGACGATTTCAGCTCATCCAGCTCGGATAATTTTCCGTTCAGGGTGTCCACCGATTCAGCCAGTTTGCCTTTTTCTGATTCGATGGCATCAATACGCTTGTCATTTTTTTTCTGAAACTCTTCAAATGAAGATTTCAGTTCTTTTGCCACTTCGCTTACATCTTTATGATCAACAGCCATAACAGCCCCTTACTGATTAAAATTAATGGATTTAAGTGTTTCCAGTGCATCTTCCTCTGCGTCACGCAGAGAGAGAGCATGGTAGCCGTCGGCCATAAATGCCTTAGCCTGTGTCCGCGACAGTCCGACATCACGCAGGACGCGCTCAATACTTTTTTGTGACGGGATGTCACCACGGGCAAATGCAGATTTAACATCACTGACCCGGGCTTCATCATTGGACGGGAAGGTCACCAGGCTCACTTCCCACAGATCAATTTCTTTCAGGAGAAAAGCACCTTTATTCCGGTCGTACTCCCAGTCTTTCAGGATGTAGCCAATAGAAAGGCCGGATAATGATCCGGCCTTCAGATGTGCATGAGCCCGTTTTGACAGCGGATCATCCTCGATAAGCAGCCGCCCTTTGACATACAGGCCGGTATCATCCTCCCGCATTTCGGTATACACACCGACCGGCTCGGAAATCTGGTGCTGCCAGAGCATGGCCGGAAGACTGCCCTTCTCCCGCCATTCATTCAGTGATGCCTGAAAAGCGCCGGGTACGACGATATCGCTGTAGCTGTCCTTCACACCGAAAACCGATCCGTACCCTTCAAACTCGCCGGTTTCAGTGACCGACTTTATTTTCAGCGGTATGTCCAGCCGCTGTTTAGTCATCATCGACATGCTGCTTTTCCTCTTTTTCCGGGGTGCTCTCCGGTTTTGTGGTCATGTTCATCGGTGTCAGCCAGATATCACCGCCATCACGCGGGTTGAGTTCTTCCAGCTCCCGGCATTCATTGGGCGAATAAATCCCCCAGTTAATACCGGTGGCATAAGCATCAAACCGTGACTTCATATCACCGCGCAACAGTGCTCCGGTGTTGAATTTTGCGTAAAAAACGCCCTGTTTTGACGGTTTTACCAGCCCGACATTAATGCGCTGTTCAATGCGGGTGAGGTATGGCACCAGGGAATAGTTGATAAATCCGATCCCGAGGTTTTCAATGTTGTTGAACGTTGCCCGGTCGGTGTTCTGGATCATGTGCAGCGGCACACGGAAAATACGGCAGATTTCCTCCAGCTGGAATTTACGGGTTTCAAGAAACTGCGCATCTTCTGATGTCATGCTGATTTGCTGCCATTTCAGCCCCATCTCAAGGATCATGGGTTTGTGCGCATTCGCCAGCCCCTGATGCCGGTTTTCAAAGTCAATTTTCAGCCGCTCATAGGCATCGTCTTTCAGGTACTGATCCGTTTGCAGGACACCGCTGGTTACCGCGCCGTTACCGAACAGCCGTGAACCGTGCTCCTCCGTTGCCAGCCCCAGCCCGACCGCCTGTTTTGCATACGCGATCGGGCTGAGTCCGGTTAATCCGTCCAGGGTGAAAATACGCACATGCCAGATATCATCCTGTGTCAGCGTGTCGCGCTTTCCGTCCGGAAAAGTAACCTGATATTCCGGCTCCCACTTACTGTTCAGTTTTGGTGTAACCGAGGACGGATCCAGCGGCAGCAGCTCCACCACCTCCCCCAGCGCCTTGACTTTATAAGCATAAAAATTGCCGCGCAGACACAGACAGGCGATCAGTAATTCCCAGAATTCCTGTGGTGTCATGTAGTTGTTGGGTTTGGTTGACAGCAGTTTGTTCAGCCGCTCACGTACCGCCCGCCGGTTTCCTCTGTCAAGCTGCTCATAAAGAGAACACGGCAGCATGCCGACTGACTCAGCCAACACACGAACGCAGCTGAATACCGCCGTGAGTTGCATCGCCAGTTGCGGACTGACGCGGCGGCCGGAATAGGTGTCATAGGTCAGACCGATCATTTCGCTGAGTTCTGATGAACTCATACCCGTATCGGATTTTCTGAATAAACCGGGAAAGAACATTATGATCCTCCGTTGTTATTCAGACTTCCCGCTGATTTTGATACCAGATATGACCAGAGCAGGCATAAGCCGCCGGCAGTGATAAACCCGGCGGCAGGCATCAGCAGCCAGGCACCGAACGCCAGCAGACAGGCACCCGCAATCCCCACCAGCAGGGCGGTAATAGTCAGTAATTTCATTGGATTTCCTCAGAGTGAGCGTAAGCCCCTGGAAGATAAAACATCGGACAGACTTTGTTCCTGCTCCCCGCCGTTCACCATCTGGCGTGATTTGGCCGTAAACAGCGCAACCGGTCCGTCGATTTTGTTTTCCGGTGTCGATTTGTTCGGGAAAATGTTGTCGTTTTTGTCCGGTTTTACAGTCACGTTCGACATCATCCAGGACATCATCGGGTTGTGGTCATGGTGAAATTTGCCGGAATATACATCGCCCTGTACTGTTTTCATGGATTCAGACATGTTTTTTACCGTCTGCGCCACTTCCACCAGCGGAATCCCCTCTTCCGCCAGGCGGCGTGAGAACTGCACCGCGCTCCACGGGTCAAACCCGAGCTCACGCAGGTCATCACCTTCGCACCATGCCAGAATGTCGGCTTTGATGATGTCATGATCAATAACCTCACCATCAGTCAGCTCCAGATGCCCGGCGGCCGCCCATTTACGGTACAGTTCCGCAATATGGTTCGGTGCTGTCTCTATCCTGTCTTCCGGAAGCCAGAATTTGCACTTAACATGCACCTGTCCGCGCGGATCTTCATAAACCTTAATTGCTGCGGCCACGTCGATTTTATTTGCCAGGTCAACACCGACCCAGACCGGGTAATTTTTCAGTTCATCATCCGGCGCGTTTTCAGGACAGTTGTCCCATTTTCCTGAGTCCATCCAGATCGACTCCGCGTTAACCCACATATTGAGGTGTTTGGTCAGAAAGTTAGGCCGGGCGGCAATCTGCTCTTTTGCTTTTTTCGCCAGGCGGCGCATATCATCAAAGCGTTTACAGACACCCAGCCCCGGGTTGGCTTTTATCCAGATACTTTCATCAAACGGATCATCATCTTCATCCGGCGTATAAATTGCCGCAAAAAAGGTGTCATCCTCCACCACGCCCCGCAGAACCTTGATGGCGTAATCCCGCAGTTCGTAGCAGATGCCCTCGCGGTTAAACCCCGCCGTGGTGATCGCAAACAGCAGGGATTGCAGACGGGCACCGGTCGCAGTTTCCAGTACATCCCACACATCACGGGTTTTGTGGGCGTGAAGTTCGTCCACAATGCCGCAATGAATATTCAGGCCGTCGAGGTTGTTTGCATCACTGGACAGCGGCTCAAACTTGGATGCGGATCGCTCCTGGTAAATCGCCAGCTTATTAAATTCAAACAGGCGGCCGAGTGAGCTTTTGGCCTTTTTGACCATGTTTTTTGCATCTTCAAACACGATGCGGGCCTGGTCACGGGTGGTGGCCGCCGAGTACACCTCCGCCCCACCTTCACCATCAGCGCCGGTCATATACAGACCGATGCCGGATGAAAGGGTAGATTTGGCGTTTTTACGCGCAACCTCGTTATAGGCTGTCCGGAAACGGCGAACCAGTATCGGATCACCATCATCATCGTACTGTGCCTCGCCGCTGAGCTCATCAACCAGCGGGATCGCAAAGCCAAAGATATTAATCAGAATAAAGGTATGCCACGGCATCAGCTCTATCGGCTTACCTGCCAGCGCCCCTTTGACATGCGGGACGAACTGGTAAAAATCCAGAATATGCTGGGCGCGTTCCTCAATGAAAAAGATATCGCGCTCAGGGCCGCGCTCTAAATCATCAAGAAACCGCTGGCACGCCAGGCGTATCAGTTCGCCCGTAACTATTTCTCCGGCAACCACCTGTTCGGCGTACCGGATCCCATCTGCTACGGTTGCCATTCATCATTTGCGCTTTTTCATAAATGCCTCGAAAGGATCTTCTTCGGCTGGTGTGTTAATCGTTACCTTCGAGCGGGCTGCCGGAGTCATACCAAATTCACCCAGCATTGCCCGGATCCGTTTCCAGGCATCGGCTTTCATCACCGCTGCCGGGTGTGCTTTTATCAGTGTTCCGCCTTCGCTTTCTGTGGTGTAGGTATAGCCTTGTTCATCCAGGGTGTCGCAGTGCTGCCGGTATTCGGTGTATGCCTCTATCAGCAGCTCCAGCGCTTTGGCATCCATCGAACTCATCACGCCCATGGCATCGAGTTCTTCCCCGATCCGCTTAAACCAGTATTTCCCCTGCTTGGTAAAGTGCTTCGGAGTTGGGGGTACCCCTGACGGCGGTTTCGGTTCTTTTTTATTGATCGGGCGTTTTGATGGGTTACCCCTGACCAAACGCAGGTGTGACGGGGTTTTCGGTGGTCCCGACATAATCGTTTTCTCCTATTGATTCCCATCCGGGGATCCCGGAAAAAAGTTTTCTAACCTGCGGCGATCTGAAAAGAGGTAAGGCGGCGGTCCTCCGGCTGTGGGGCGACAGGGATTTGACCTCCCCCTCCCTTGTACGTTGTAGCGCATCAGCCGCGATTACGCTCTGTCGCCGTCTTCCTGTAGTGGCAGGGCCAGCACAGGCTTTGCAGATTGCTTTCCGCATCGGTTCCCCCATGAGCCTTGGGTGTGATGTGGTCGACTGTGTTCGCCTCGGTTGCCCGTCCTTCACGCAGGCACTGCTGGCACAGATGCTTATCTCGGCTCAGGACTGCGGTGCGTAATTTATCCCACTTCGTTCCGTATCCGCGTTCGTGTCGGCTCTTACCCTGCTGGTGGTTCTCCCACCCTGTATTGCGGTGCTCTTCGCAGTATCCGCTGCGGTCGGTGGTTGTCTTTGCGCAGCATCGTTTGCGGCAGGCGCGGGGTATACGTGGTGGCATCATATCCTCCGATTACAAAGCCCGCTCATTATGAACAAGCTTTATGATTGGTTTATGCCGTCTCTCCGGTTGTCACGACCATGCCGCCAATGGTTGCCGTTCCCACACATGCGGATTACACATCCGTGGCTTCGTTGTTTTCGACTATCAGTGTGCGCTCGTCACGTGATGATATGAGTCATTGCTAACACGCTATACCGCGACAACGCTGCGCAAAGTGCTGGTTATTTGGAGTCGTTTATGTAATGGGCTACCGTTTTACCGGCGCTGTTGATAATTTCTGCTTTGTCGCCAGGCTGCAATGTGAGGTCATCACCGCAGTTATTGTGATCGGTGTAATTCAGCTTATGCGCCCACGGTGACCACTGAATGCCATAACCGGACTCAATGATTTCGTTACCTGATGCGGTGGTTACTTTGATTGTGAACATGATGGTGCTCCGTTATTGAATTTGGTTCGCAACCATCATCACGTATCACTACGTTACTTTGGTCACTTCCGTCTGTTCCGGCATGTCAAGATAGTTTGGATCACCTCTTTACTGGCTTAACAAATTATCTAACCTTGTCGGGGTTATTCGTAAAAAAGCCCCGCTATTTAGCGAGGCACTGAGTTTTTATGTAGTCCTGCAAATACAGGGTCTGCTTTTCGTTCTCAGCTATCATTTCTCTGAGACGCCAATAATCTTGTTCAGTTGCTTCACTAAGTCGTGGGGCGGCTTCATTGCTTCCGCTTTCGGCGGTATC